CCAACCCGGAGTCCTACACTTTGGTCTCCGGCCAACCATATGCCCGCAGTTACGTCAATCATGTTGCGTTTCGACGCACTCCTCTGATTGGCTTTCCGATCCCACCGGTCTTCGTTCGCGTGGACCTAAGCAACAGCCAATTAGTCTCTGGCCTAGCACTCATCGTCGCACACCTAACGGGAAACCGGAAGGCTGTGTGAGAACCGGAGCAAATCAATGCCCCAAATCTCCTCCATTGTGGTTGCAGATCGCGCCACACCCACTCCAGTGAACCATACTTTTGGGTTCGCTGACAAGGTTCCGGGGAAGGCACTCTTTCGAGAGGCCGCCTCGGTCGGCATCGGTGATAAAGTGTTCACCGTGTCTTGGCGCCAATCCGCCGACAAGCGCTACGCGCGTGTCATGCTGACGGTGCCGGTACTCGTGACGGAAACCGTTAACGGTGTCGCGATGCCTAAGGTCCGGAATGTCGACCTAGTCGACTGCACCTTCCGGTTCAGCAGGATCGGTTCCGCTCAAGAGCGGAAAGACCTCATCGGTATGTTTGCCAACGCGCTCGCATCGACCCAGACTGGGTTGATGGCCGTGTTGGTTGACGGCGAAGGGGTTTGGTAACCATGGTCGCCGGTGATAAACTGGTGATCTACACGATTATGATCCTTTCGGGGATTGTGATCGTCCTGCTAGCCGGATGCGGCTCGTACGAAGAACCGTGGCGTTTCAAGGGCGAAATGCCCATGAGCGGTACGATGATCTACGAGCCTTGACCCAGCTACGCGAAGCGTAACCGGCAGGGGCTCCGCCCCTGTCTAGCTCAAATCGTTCAGATGGAGAAAGTCACGCTAATGGCCCAATTCATGGACATCAGTGTACCGGCCGATATCGGCGACAAGTTCGTCCGCCAACTCCGGCATCTCATCCCCATTCTCCGCAAGGAGTGCGGGTTTGCTGGAGACTACCTCTCCCAAGAGGTGTTTTCTAAGTTCCTTGATTCCACTGCCCTACCATGGCGCAGTGGCTCACCAAGTACCTTCCGCCTCTCTTCGCTGACTTGGACTCACGGGACCCTTGATTGGGCATCTCGTGATTTTCAGTTGGCAGGAGAGGCGTGGGAAAAGGCTGAGCCCCTTAAGGTTAAGGAACTCAGGAGGCGACGTACCCCCGCTGGTATACGGAAGCAGGCCGCCGTGGACAAGTTCCTGGCGGTTGAGCGCAGGAATCTCCGGACCAACCAAAGGCTCTAC